TTGAGGCGTATGCCCTTGAGTTGTACAACAAACGCGCACACCAAACAACTGTTGAATTAGAGATATTTTCTAACCAAAGACATTTTGACAAATACGCATGACAAAGAAACCAGTACGCAAAACACCAATAGAGGTGAAAGACAAGCTGACTCTGTGGGTCACGCTTATGGTAAGCACGACCCTGTGCATTTCGGTATTGGCCATGGTAATGAGCTTTATGCTCGGTCTGTGGGCCAAGGAAGTGGACAACGCAGAAATTTTCAAGATGATTTCACCCGCGTTTTCTACTCTCATCGGCGGCATGATTGGGTTCCTGAGTGGTATCAAGTTGATGCAGAACGAAGACAAGAAACCGAGTTGTAAGGAGTAAACATGTTTGATATTTTATCTGGGGGCTTACTAGGCTCTATCTTTGGCGGTATCTTCCGCATGGCACCCGAGGTGCTCAAGTTTTTTGACAAGAAAAACGAGCGCCAGCATGAACTTTTAATGTTCTCTCGACAGTGCGATTTAGAGCAATTAAGAGGCGCACAAAAACTCGCAGAAATTGGCGCAGTTAGAGAAGCCGCGGTGGACGTGGGTGTCATGGACGCCTTTAACAGCGCCATTCAACAGCAAGCGGACATGGTCAAAGCCGCCGGTGGGTGGGCCGCATCTTTATCCGCATCTGTGCGCCCTGTGGTGACCTACTGGGTGCTGTTTATCTGGTCGTTTATTCACGTCTGGTTTGCGTGGAACGCGTGGCTTGCTGGCGCTCTTCCTATTGAAGTCTTTAAGACAATGATGACACCAGACTTTTCAGCCTTGCTGGCCGGAACTATTAACTTCTGGTTCCTCGACCGTACACTAGCCAAACGCGGGCTATGAACCTAGACCTTGCGGCGGCGTTCTGCCGTCAGTTTGAGGGATACAGGGCTAAACCGTACCTGTGCCCTGCCAACGTTGCAACCATAGGGTACGGGTCCACCTACTACGCAGACGGGCGCAAGGTGACCCTAGAGGACCCTCCCATGGACGAGCCCACAGCTAGGGCTCTCTTGATGACAGAGCTACACCACAACTACCTGCCCGGGGTGTTGCGTAACTGCCCCATACTAGCCGCAGACGAGCGTAGGTGTAACGCCATCGTGGACTTCTGTTACAACCTCGGTATTGGCCGACTCCAGACTTCCACACTCAAGCGCAAGATCAACGCGCAAGACTGGGAGGGTGCCAAGGAGCAGTTAATGCTATGGACCAAGGGCGGCGGTAAGGTTTTGCCCGGTTTGGTTAAAAGACGAGTGGCCGAATGCGCTTTACTTTAAGGGCATAACGGCCCTTTTTTATGGGTAATTATCTATAGGAGCGCAAGACTATGGCACGAGAACACGACAAACCTATTCCCCGTAAAACTACCGGAAAAGACAAGACGTACAACCCTACCGATAAAGGTGCGGGTATGACGGCTAAAGGTCGTGCTGAGTACAACGCTAAGAACAACTCGAATTTAAAACCACCCGCGCCAAACCCTAAGACTAAGGCAGACGCGGGTCGTAAAGCAAGTTTTTGTGCAAGGATGGAAGGCGTGGTAGCAAAGTCTAAAGGGCCTGCAGAACGCGCTAAAGCTTCTTTGAAAAGTTGGAACTGCTAATGAAACCCGGACTCTATGCAAATATTCACCTAAAAAGAGAACGTATCGAAAAGCAAAAAGCCGAAGGGCGCCCTGCTGAAAAGATGAGAAAACCCGGCGCAAAAGGCGCACCAACAGCGCAGGCTTTCAAAGATTCTGCTAAAACAAAAAGGAAATAAAATGGCTTCTACTTACAAACCCCGCATCGACCACTCCAAAAAAGACTACGAGTCTGAAGCCGCCGACATGGCGCAAGACAAGAAGGTCGTCAAAAAAGCTTTCAAGATGCACGACGAGCAAGCCCACGGTGGCGAGAAGACAGACATGTCCAAGCTCAAAAAGGGTGGCCGCGCTAAGATGACCACAGGATCTGTGCGTAATTTTAAAGCCGGCGGTTTGATTGGTGTGAAGAGTATTGACAAACAGCCTAACGCTAAAGGCCCTAAGAAAGTTGCTGAGAAGTACAACAAAGGCGGTATGTGCTAAATGCCCATTAAGTCTAAGTCTCAAGAACGTTTGATGCAGGGGGTGGCTCACTCCCCTGAGTTTGCCAAAAAGGTAGGCATCAAACAGTCTGTGGGAAAAGACTTTGTGAAAGCAGGCCCTGCTCAGAAGAAACTTCCAGAGCGCATTAAGAAAAAATAATGGCAAGCAACTACGACAATACCTCTAACACAACTGGTCAAACCACCATATCGGTTGACCAGTTGATTTCGTTTGCCTACAAAGAAGCGGGCAAGCTGTCAGAGGAGTTGACACCGGAGTACATCAACGCGGCCCGTCAGGCGCTGTGGTACATCCTGATCAACCTGTCGAACCGCGGTGTTAACCTGTGGTTGCTTGAGTACATTGTGATGGGTAGTGAGGCCCAACAGCGCGCGTACACACTGCCTGTGGGCACTGTGGACATTCGCGAGGCCAACTACCGCACGCTGACTACACCGTCTGCCACAACAGACACAACGCAGGTGTTTAACACAACCACGTTGGCCCTGTCGTACAGCATTGCGGCAGGGGCGTCTGCGGCGGCGTTTTTCAGCGGCAGTCCGCGTTTCTTGAGCGCAGGTTTCTACTGCGAAACACCAAACAAAACACTAACTGTTGAGTACAGCTACGACAACATCACGTGGGCTTCAGTTGGGACGGTAAGCAACAGCGCGGTTAACAACTGGGGTTACCTGCAGATTGACGGCTCTCCTGCGGCGGGCTTCTGGCGTTTCCGTAACACAAGCGCGTCGGCAATTGTTGTAAGGTCCCTGTCGTTGGCTTCTGTTCAACAAGACATCCCCATGGCGCGGATGAACCGTAACGATTACTTCAGCCTGCCTAACAAAGATTTTCTCGGTGTGCGCGCGTTGCAGTTCTGGATGGACCGTCAGGTCACGCCTGAGATCAACGTGTGGCCAGTGCCACAGAGCGCGTTCCAAGTGTTCCAGTTTATTATTGAATTGCAACCACAAGATGTTGGTCGTTTGACTAACGAGGTTGCTATTCCAGACCGTTGGGTGCCTGCCATCCAAGGCCAGTTGTCACACCGCTTGGCCAAGTTGTTGCCCGGTATTGACCCTGCACGAATTCAAATGCTGAAACAAGATGCCGCAGAGGCAACGCTGTCGGCCGAAGAAGAAGACCGCGATAAGTCTCCTATTTACTTCCGTCCGAATGTTTCCTACTACACCCGATAAGAAGAAATAACTATGGCACAAGCGGGATTCACACCAATTCAACTGTACTTCAGTTCCACCGCGGCGGCGGTGCCTATTGCTGGCAATTTAATTGCCGGCGAGGTGGCGCTGAACACCACCGACGGCAAACTGTATTTTAAAGACAGCGGCGGTCTGATTAAGACCCTTGCTGACTCTGCAACAGCAACCGGCAACTTACCCGGTGGTACTGCAGGCGCTCTTGTATACCAAAGCGCGCCAAGCACAACCACGTACTTAACACTTGGCACAGCAGGACGCATGCTGTTCTCAAACGGCACAACGCCTGCGTACTCAGTAGCCCCCACTGCCGGCGGTATTGTGTACTCGACAGGCACAGCGCCCGCGTTTGCGGCACTTGGCGCGGCGGGGTCGTTGCTGTACTCAAACGGCACAGCGCCAGTGTATGCGTCGATTGGCGCGGCTGGTTCAATCGTTTACTCAACGGGTACTGCGCCTACATCTCTTGCAATCGGTGCAACAGACTACGTTCTGACATCAACAGGATCAGCGCCTCAGTTTGTGAGTCAAGCTAGTTTGTCGGTAGGTACAGCGGCTACTGCCGGGTTTGCCACGACCGCAGGTTCAGCAACTTCAGCAACCACCGCAACAACGTCAACCAACTTGGCAGGTGGAGCGGCTAACCGTGTTGTTTACCAAACAGGTGCAGGGGCAACGTCGTTTATCTCTGCACCAGTAACAGTGGGCACTGTGCTTGGATGGACTGGTTCTGTGTTTGATTGGGTGTCAGCACCAGCGGCTACAACGACAGCAAACATTTCTGGTGGCGCTCAGTACCAAATCCCGTTCCAAAGCGGTGTTAGCACAACGGTATTTAATTCAAACCTGACGTTTAACAACGGCACAAACACTTTTGGAACAACAAACGTCACCGCAACTGGTGCTATATCTGGCAACGCAATTACATCCACCACAACGCTTTCAGGCAATACGGTTTCATCACTAAACACGGTTACTGCTGGAACGTCTATCACTGCAACGACGTCAATCACTGGTGCAACCATTGTTGCAAACAAAGCAATTGCCGCAAGCGCAACGACTGGCGCGTTTAGCTACGGTACTTTAAGCTACACAGACACAAACATTTTTGATTCGTATCAAACCTCTGCTAATACTTATGCGCAGAGGATCATGCAGAATACAAACAGCGGTTCTACTGCGTCTGTAGACTACATTGTTTCAAACAACCTAGGTACTGCGACTACGTACTACGGTGACTTTGGTATGAATAGCTCCACCTACACGGGTGTTGGGCCTTTCCAGTTGCCTAATGCGGTGTATTTATTCTCCACAGATTCTGATTTAGTTGTTGGTACAAAGACAACGCATGCGTTGCGTTTGGTGACAAACGACAATTCTGCTGACTCGATGACAATTAACGCCACAGGTGCTGTTGCGTTCAACGGTAACTTTGGTGTTTTAAACCAGATTTTGACAAGCACAGGTAACGTAACACCACCTGTTTGGTCTACACCTTCTGCTATTGTGATTGGTACAGCTACAAACCTAGCTGGTGGTGTTGCTGGTGCTGTCCCATACCAGACCGCACCAAGCACAACAGGTTTCACTGCGGCTGGTTCTGCAGGTCAATATCTTCAAAGCAACGGAACAAGCGCACCAACATGGACTACGCTTTCTGTTTCTGACAACTCACTTTTGTACTATTTCTTTTCGTAAGAGGACATCATGCCAACTACCCCAATTTCAGTCAGTCTTGGTATTCAAGGTCAAACTAACACCACGGTATACACAGTCCCCGCTGGTAGAACAGCAATTGTTAAAGCCGTTTCTGCGCAGGCGGTAACATCTGGCTCTACCAATGTTACCGTTTCTAAAAATATTGGTGGACAAAATTTTCCAGTGGTTGTTAATCAATCTAGCACCACTGTTCCCCCAACTGGTGGCACTGATAGATACAATGACAACGCTTTATCCGCACCGCTAACGTTGGGGTCTGGTGAACAGTTAAAAGTATATACAGGGGCTTCAAACGCTTATGCATTACCTAATGTAAGCACAGCAGGTACTACTGCCGCCGACGGGTCGTCCTATTTTATTAGGGCTAATTTGTTTGCAAACGGCATTTACATGGCGGTTGGTAATTGTACTTCTGGTGTTTATGTTGCAACAAGCACTGATGCAATTACATGGACACAAAGAACAAGCGCATTACCCTTTGGTACTCAATGGAATGTGCTAAGTTGCAATGGCTCTGTGTGGGTTGCAACTAATACAGGAAGCACTCAAGGAACTGTTTATTACAGTTCAGACAACGGGGTTACTTGGGGCGCGGCTGTTGTTGTGTCTGGCGCTTTTAACTGCGGTCAAATCGTAAATAACGGTTCTACTTTTCTTATATCTTTTAACAATGGAAAAATTTATTCCTCAACTAATGGAAGCAGTTGGACGGAATCAACAACTTATTTTTCAACAGTAGGAAGTACAAATACCACAATTTACAACATTGGATGGACTGGTTCTCATTGGCTTGTTGATAACCTATATGGTTCAGTAGCAAGTACTGACCTTACAACTTGGTTCGGTTATGTAACCCCTAATTCTGGTAGAAATTTTAGTAACGTGTTTGCAACTGAATATTCTTCAGCATACGGTAAATACTATACAAGTAGAAATTTAGACAACGTACCAAATATATGGTCGTCTCCCAACGGGCTTTTGTGGGAAAATATATATTCAGGCGCTTTTACACCTTTTAAAGTAAACTGCGCGGGTGCAAACACTGTAATTATTGCTGTTGGGTCAAGCGGCGGTACAGCTGTCCTAAAGTCTACAAATGGCTCTACATGGGCATCAGCTACTGTTCAGGGCAGTTATGCTGGCCCAATGTGGGGGTTGGAGAACGGCTACTATTTTACGATGTTTGATTTCGGCGGAACTGATGCTTGCGCGATAAGCACAGACCCTACAGTATCTACGGGGACTACCAGAGGTAATCAAACCACTGGGTATACTTGTAGAGGAGCCGCCGCAGACCCTGTTTCTGGTAAATGGGTTGGTATCGGAGATGAAGGGACTAATCTTTACTTTTTGGGTGGTACTAGCGGGACGAACATTGGTACTACCTTTAACCCGTCAATTAGCATTGGTACGGCTGGAATACCACGTTCTATTACTTGGTCAGCCGTAGATGGTTATTTTTATATGATAACTAGCACTGGTCGTGTTTACAGATCAACAGACTATAATTCAACATGGACTTCAGTAGCCACTGCCGTTGGTGGCACTAGTGATGGCCAGCAGTGCATTAGAGCTGTTGGTACGACGTTGTATGTCGTATCCGCCAACAATGCAAATTCAGTCTGGACTTCGTCAACTCTAACTAATGGTTCTTCGTGGACACAAAATAACTATGTAACTATTAACGCGAATGGATACAGAAACACAGGGGTTGTTAGTGCAGGCGGATATTACGCCGCTGAGTCACTTGCTTCAAACGGAACAGACTTAGTTTGGACTAATACTAATGGGCAATCATTCGCTTTAACACCGTCTAATGGTATTACCGCTATGCGTATGCCCGTCCCACAAGCCATCGGTATGCCTCAGACAGTCAATAGTAATACGTTCTTGTACGGTGGATACTTTGGCGCTGTTTATGGTGATGTATATGGATATTTTACATCCACTAATGTAATAACCACATACGGTAGTTTCGTCAGTACCTACTCTACTGGTATGTTTTGGGCTACTCAAGGAACTATGCCAAATAAAATGAACTATGTTGGGGGGAATTATTATGTTACCTCTTCAATTTTAAATGGCATGATTTGGACTGGAACAACGCCTACAAATATTGCAAATAACTATGCTGGTGTTGGTAGTACGTTTGCTGGGGTTAATGTAGT